GGCAAACGTGGCACCATTTCGCAAGCCAGTGAGTGATTGGGAAGTGTGATTGACCGACGCCGTCTGGATGAAGGCAGCACCGACCGACAGGTCGCTTGCTGTTCCGGTAACGCTTTCCAGCGTGTCTCCACTAACCCGCCGACCGCCCATGAACGGCCTGCTGTCCTGCTGCCCAATACGAAATAGAACCGTTGGCCCGACGCCAAACGCAAGACGCTCACCAGACGCGACCGTCGCCGTCCGCAACACCGTGAATACGGTGTACCCGGCGAGGTTTCGGATAACGTCCTGTGCAGCCGTGTTGCCGGTCAGGGTACTGGTGCTGCCATTGAATGTCACTGCGCTGCGACTGTTGATGACTGACGCCGTGAGCGAAGGCCGTGCGGTGCTGGTTGCCGTGAAGTCTCGCCCGTTTCCGCTCTTGTCCTTCCAAGTCTCAACAAGCGAGCCGTTCAGCGTCATGCTCGCAGCCGATGAGTCCGCGCCGTCCAGCCACAGCGCACACCCCGCGATGTCCAGCGGCGAACTCACCGCCGTCACCGGCCCCGCGTCGGTGGTGTAAAGCGACTGCGGGTCGGCAGCGTCAAGCCACAGGGCGAGGCCGCTGATGGAGCGAGGCGTGAAGCCCGTCGCTTTAGGGCGAAGGACGCGAGGTGACTGAGCCATCAGTTCGCGCCCTTCTCCACCGCATCCACGCCCACACGAAGATGACCCTGATCCACAACGGCTGCCCTTGCAGCAGCAACCGCAGCGGCACATCGAGCGGGTTCAGCATCGAGGCTGACTGGGTCAGCAGAAAGCCACACCAAGAGAGAGATCACGTACTTCCAGAACAGTGCGATCATTTCACTACCTCGTGGTATTTCTTCCACACAAACATGCACAGCAGTGCGCCGACGACGCTCATCACGAATCCACCCGGAGCATAGTGCGATCCCGTGATGATGGAACCCACTAAGCCGCCAGCCACTGAGCCAGCCACGCCGACGCCGATGGTCTGCCACTTAGGACTGGGCACAACAGGAGGCCACAGCCACTCAGCAATCGTGCCAGCGATCCACCCGAACACAAGCCAAACGAGTAAGCCAATCATTACCATCCCTCCGCGTGACAGATGTTTCCGTTCTCTCGATACATACGCTGGTATGGCTGGGGCGGAGGATCTGCGAACACCGCAACCCACAAGCCGATCTTCGCCAGCCGCTGAAAGAATCGCACCACTGGCCTGTCATGCTTGGGCCGGAACGGATTGATCGGATCGAATCCCGGCACGCACGCCACCAGATACCCGGCGACTAGGCACGCAAGGCACGACGCAACAAACGTGTTTCTTGAGACGCGAGGCATCACAGTGCCAATGCGTGATTGACCTTCGGCATCTTGCGAGACGCCTGCGGTTCCGGCGACAACCATTCTTTATGCTCCAGCCTACGGAAGGGAAACCCTGCTACTCCACCAATGGCAAACGAATCGCCCTGTCGCAGGATGGCTTCGATGTCGGCACGGCTTGCCCAGAAACTGCCTTCGGGCTGGTCGCTCGGCCAACGTGGGCCTGTCACCCACCGCTCTCCCCACGAGTTAAAGATGAGCCCACCGTCAGGCGTTCCATCCTTGTGGTTGGCAGCAAATCTGGTCGAGCAGATGACCATGCAATGGCCCCACTCCCCGCCTCGTGGCAGCGCGCCGAACTTGTCCCTTACATTGGTCGCTGCGAATCCGACATTGCTACAGATTGGGACGCAGTAACCGCTGGCTATGGCGGCACACAACTCATCCCACGTCGAGACTTGAGCGACTGCTAATGCTCGATGCTTGGCCGCAGCAATCGCGATGTCACGCGGCGGACCATACGCACCCCAGTCTCGGGATCGCTGAATGGAATACTGCGACAGGTCGTACTGACCCACTACTTCCCGGAACAAAATGCCGCCGACTGCCGGGTCTTTGCACTTACCCGCCACCCATCTTGCGGCGGCGGCTCCATACGATCCGTCGCTGTACCCCGCATAGGTAACGGGAGGAAGTCGCGCAAGCGTTCTAGAACCTGCGTACAGTGGCTCAGTCGCGACTAACTTGGGCGGCGCGGGTAACTCGCCCTGCTTCCATGACACCGCTTGCCCTATGTAACTTCCCATTGCAAACCCAAAGCTGACGCAGGAACCATGATTGCCCTGATTCCACACGGCGAACGGCTTGCCATAGACCGCACGATGGGCTTCGTCTGCGTACCTGTACAGCAGCGTGTCTTTCTTCTGCACGTTGTCCATGCAGTCCTTGCCAGCCTGCGCAAAGCGTGGCTGGTCAAGTTCACTAAGGAACTCTGCGGTCGCCTCTGGGTTAGGGACATAGCCGAAGTTGTCTTCGACCTTGTCCGCCAGCAACGCGACGTACCGACTGACGAGGGTGCCCAGTGCAGCGGCGAAGACAACGAACGCTACCGCCGAGAACGTCCACGAGTTATCACTGCGCCGCATTGATAGCCGCCCTCCCTACGTCACGGAACGCGGACACCCACAGTGACCGCAACTCTGGCGTGAGAGGACCGCCGTCAGTTCCGACGTGAGCCTCTAGGTAGGTGGCGATCTTGTCGCGGGCGGCGGGCTGGCGATCCCCGATGCTCTCGCCCCTGCACCGCAGCAGTCGAGCAGCCTTGCGGAGTTGGTCAATCTGCGACCCAGTAATGATCGAAGGCTCGGACAGCGAACCGTCGTACTCGATCTCATCCGCCAGTTCCAGAAGGAGATTGCCTACCGTCGAGGCGTCCGAACTGGCCGTCTCGCCACGAAAGTCGCCCGCCAGAGACAGAGGGCCAGCATCCGGGACAGGGGTCGGCTCATTGTCCCGGCCACCGAATGACGGCAGGGCAAGCAACGCCAACGCCAGCAGGCCAATCGCCAGCATGGTGCGTGGGTCTACTCGTGCCTTCACAGCCTCCAGCACAGCCTTTGCCTTTGCGACATCGACACCCGTGAACAGAGCCACCGCTGCCACAATCAGCAAGATCGAGATCATTTATTTTCCCTGCACTTGGCGTGTGTCTGCGCTCCCCGCCTGCCTGTGCGATGACCGTGACCCTCACGGAACTCTCGCACCGCAGACACTAGGTCGAACGCCTCCTCCGAAGGCTCGGGGCGACGACCTAGCCGACGTGACTCCTGTGCCTTTTCATGCCGCACAGTCCACGCCACCAGTAGATTTATGTCCCGTCGTGGCTGGCACATGGACAGCAGCCGCCGCCGCAGAATGGCGGGGTCTAGGCCGACATCTCGGCAAGTCTGGTCAAAGGTGAACTCTCCACCCGTGCCCTCCACGACCCACTGGTAGGCCGCTACGCCACGACGCAACGCCTCCCATTCCTTGCGGGACTCTGGCCGCATTCCGTAGCGACCCAGCCGCCTGTGACGGCGACAGAGATCGCTCATGTGGTAATAGGTGCGGACAAGAACCTCCCTGCAAAACCGACTCCATCCGGTTTCGCAGTCCTCAATGATGTTCTCGTCGTCGTAATCCGTGACGACGTGGGCAATCATTTACTTATTCGGTGCCTCGCAAAAGCCGGATCGCAAGGTGCCCTCGTTGAGATGCGGCCACACCTCAAGCGAGTGGATCGCCGCCATGACGTTCCATGCGCTGTGCCCCAAGTGGTCTTCAGATCGGTCGCCTGACAGGAACATGTAGAGGTGCCGGATGGCATGATTAATCATGTCATTAGCAGGCATTCCCTTCTCCCAGTTGTAGTCGCCGTAGCGTGCGGCACCCTCAGCGCACGCAGCCGCCACCGCCGCCAGTCCAATCGGACTGATGAGGTCGTACCTCGTGGCCTCCGCATCGCTCGACCGAACGGCGCCACTGGCGTACTTCACAGACGAATCCTCAGTTACCTTAATCACACCATATCTCCATGAACCTTGCCTCAAACAACTGCTTGGATTGCTGCCAGCAGTACGGCAGGATCGGGCCACCAATAGGCTCCGCGTCGATTCCCCAATCGTGATCGACCGTGAGCAACTCTCTCTTCTCCGCCATCAAGGCACGCTTGTCTGCGTCCTTTACTTCCTTCGGTATCGGCCAACACAACCCGTACTTGCGGGCTATGGTTCGCTGGATGTGTTCCTCTAGGTCGCGATACGCCGGAAGCATCTGCTTGAGCGGCGTTGCCACGTCACCGAGATACGCTTCGCTTGCGTCATGCAGCAATCCCCACACCGCATGTTCCTGCGGCACTATCTTGCTGACCATCACACTGTGCTGTGCCACACTGTACGGGCATTTGCTGTGGCCGGTGAAGCGGTTGATGATCGACAGTGCGTGAGCAATGTCTGGCATCCGCACGTCTTCCTCACAGAAGTCCGACAGGTCAATGACTCGTCCGGTGAATGTTTGCATCATCGTCTCGCTCAATGTCCTCATCGGTCAGCACTCCTTGCATACGAGGGGATCAATCGGGTTCAACGCTCGCTGCGGCACGAAGTACGCATCTCCGTAGCCGCCGTAGTTCTGCCTGTACTTGTCCTGCTTGGCGTCCTTGCACCGCATCCATCCGCGAAGCACAAAGTCGTGCGGGCCTCCGGTCACAAGGACATACACGTCCTCGTCTCTGTCCGCATCACGCACGATGAGGTCGTAGTGGTGCTGCGACCGCGTCCGAATCTGGATGTTGTCCCCGATGTCGGCATCCTTGAACGTGTTGACGCTGCCGCTCCAGTAACGCCCAGTGGCCTTCGCGAACGCACACTCACCGCACGCACCCAAGATGTGAATGCCCCACTCCTCATTGGTTGGAAGCCGGTTGCGACACCCCTTCCGCAATGCCTCGACGTTGCGAGACACGCCAACAAGGGCGGCACGACTGACTTCAAACCACTCAAGCGTTACGTTCATCACGCCTCCGTGCGTCGGTATCCCAGCGCCCACAGGATGCGGGTCAGGTCATCACCTTGCTGCGTCACGTGCTCCTCGCTCTGCGTTGGGTTCGCAGCGTGTAGGAACTCGTGAATCTCTGTGTTGAGTCGAGCCCGCCCTTTGAGCCTCTCGTCAATCAGGATCTTCTTTGCCACGTACTGATTCTTTGGGTCGGGCATGAACGTCCAGCCAATCGCGTTCCCCTTGAGGCGCGTGTACCTCCACAGCCATCGCACGCCACCAATGAGAAACGAATGGTTGTCTGGCATCACATTGCCCCTTGTGCCTGTTGAATGAATCGCTTGATCTGCTCCAGCGGAAACGTCACGAGCCATTCCTTCTCGTTCTGCCGGTGCAGCACCACAGGGCAAAGCTCCCCGCACTGCTCTCGTGACTTCTCCATGACGGCGTGAAGATTCAGTCCACGCTCGACACGCTTGACTTCCATCCACAAGTGCGGAGTGCCGGGACTGATAAGGTCACTGGCGGACTCCGTCCCGCTGTGTTGCTGCGAGCGTCTGGCGTGGGCCTGCGGCAGCAGACGGTTCCACTCCGCCGCCGCCTCCAACTCGCCACGCTTTCCCTTCTGCCTGCTGTTGATGCTCATGCGCACGATCTCCGGTGGTGTGCCGTTCCTCTCCCGCCACATGAAGATGCGGAACGGGTATCTCTCTGGCCCATAGCCAAGATGCCGCTTGTGACGTAACGCAGCCAAGAACTCAGGGTCGTAGTTAGCGTCGTCCACCTCCCGCTTGGCGGTGAGGCACATGCCCTTGCTGATGTCGTGCTGCCCACCCGAGTGCAGCCCCTCGTGGCAGTACACGCACAAGCGGAGCAACGCCCGCCGGTCATGCACCCGCCCCGCTCCTTGCTGGAGGTGGTGGATATGCAGCGGCGCACTGGACGACCAGCAGACCGCACAGAACGGGTACTCATTGGCGAACCGCGATAGGGTTTCATCGCTCATCTTCCTCCCCCACAAGCAGGTGCAGTTCGTCCATCGCATCCCGGAACGCCTCGTACTCCTCCTTGTGCATGAACTCGATGCGATACGAGTAGGTGCCCGCCTCCAAACTCACACCGTCCTCTAGGTCGAGCGACACGATCTTCTCGCATGTCACCTCGCCTGCGGCGGAGGCGTAGGCCACCTCTTTCGCAGCACTAATGAGCCCCTCGTTCTCCTTAAACAACTTGCCTAAAGCCGCAGCCATGAATGAACCCATGAGATGTACTCCTAGTTGCCCTCTTGCGTCCGAAGCCACTGGCTTGCCATCGCAAACCACATACACAGATTTGCCAGATCATCCGCTGACGTAATGACCACCGTTCCGCTCGTCGCCAGCACCACCGCCGATGCGTGCGGCTGAGCGAACCACTCCTCGTCCTCGTCGCTCGCATCACCGATCACCGAACGCAAGGTCTTCAAGCCCTTTGCCGGTCGGCACAGTGCCGCCAGTCGCTGGTTGTTAGCGTCCGTGTATCTCAGCAACACCAAGTCCTTTGCCATCGTCACTCCCTGTGTGCGCACCGCTTCCGTGCTGAGAGGGGCCACCCTGCCCCTGTGTCAGCAACCTCATGCGAGGTAGCGATGCCAGCCTTATTTGGCCCTCTCAGCGATCCACCGGGACGTAGCGTCCATGCAGGATCAAGTACCTGCCCGTTGCCCGGATTTCGTGCTGGCATCACTCCGCCACCCGATCAAGTTCAAGGTGGTTTGTTTAGGCTCGACCCTTTTGATTTCGGACGCTGTGAGGTACGAGAAAATGAACAGCGTATGCAGACTCACTTGGCCTTGCGGCGGACCAACTCCTTTCGCACGGCGCTCTTGAACGGCGACTCCCGCTTCGTGGAGTTCAGCACCCACGACAGGTAGTCGGCTGGAATGTCTTGCAGTGGGATGCCCTCGTACTTGCCGTACAACATCCTCCAGCCTCGACGCTTCTTGCCGTCCTCTGGCTCCGAGAACAGGTCGCGAGTCGTGTGATCGAACGTCACGCCGACGATCAGCTTTTTTCTCTTCTCGATGAGGTCGGCAGTCTTGGCCTGCAACTCAGCAAGGTCGTGAGCATCCTGTGCAGCAATGACGCTGGTGGCACACACTTCGCCCTCGCTCAGTGCTGCCGCCATCCGCTCTCGGCGGGCTTTCGACTTGCGAGTCTTGTGGTCAAGCACGTCGAGGGCATTGAGGATCTGATGGCTGCGGCTGGCGTCAGTGATGTCGTACACATGAAACGTGGGCTTGCCGCTTGCGGCAATCGCAGCCAGCCTCTCGTCGCGAGTCATGCCCGGTTGCAGTACGCCCGGAAGAGGACGAGTGCCGCGACCAAGCCGCTGCTCATACCGCGAGAGCGAACGCTGCGGCGAGGCGAAGTAAATGTTGCGGACTTCGGGATGATCCCAGCCGCACGAAAGCACGCCGACGTTAAGAATGACCTTCGCTTGACCACTCTTAAACGCCTCCATGTTTGCCGCCCTGTCAACGGGATTCTGCTTGCTGTGGACAACAGCAACCGGCAACTGATACCGGGCGAACACGTCCGCCAGAAGCCGCAGTTGACGCAGGTTTCCGCAGTAGACGACGCTTGGCTGCTGACCAAATGTCTGGAGGACAAGGCTGCTGATCTCCTGTGCGAAATGTTCGCCAGTCAGCACCGCAGCGAGTTGCCTCTTGTCCCACTCGTGGCTCACCTCATCGACCAGCGTCAGGTCGAATGCCTTGCTCTCTGACAGGTGGCACGTTGGTCCCACCAGCCAGCCCTCATTGATGAAGTCGAGCATCCCGTAGGCGATCTCGGGGCGAGGCCAGTACCGCAACGCCTTCCCCTTCCTCTTAAACGGCGTGGCACTGAAGCCGACGATGGTGGCACCGCGAGTTTCAAAGTGCGTCAAGAGCTTCTCAAAGGCTGGCGTCGTCCCGATGTGGCACTCATCAACCACCACCAGCGTGATGCGGTCATAGGCGGTCATCTTGTAGCGGTCGCCAGACAGGAGCGAGTCACGCGAGCCGACGATCACACGGCGACGAAACCCTTCCATCCACTCTGCGACGTTCGCACCCTGCTCGATGTCCGCTTCTTCGCCCAGCCGCAGTTGCAGACGGTCGCGAGCCTGACGCATCAACTCCAGCAGCGGAGTGATGACGAGCGGAAAGCGGGCCAGCCGAGAGAGTTCAGCAAAAACCTCCGTTTTGCCAGCACCCGTAGGCAGCGCGACCGTGATGCGCCGAGCGCCAGCCTTTGCTGCGAGGCACACTTGTCTGACTGTTGCGGTCTGGTAATCGCGAAGGACTACCGGCTCATGTGCGAGTGCTGTCATGGTTGCGCTTCCTTGCTAGTGGTTTCCGCCGTTTCTTGGCGGGCGTCTTAGGACTCATGTCCTGCTCAACAGGGGCTGGCTGCTGCTCCACTGGCACGGTCATCACGCTGGCAAACTTTGTGTCAGCCATCCGAGACAGCACGTCCAGTTCGGCAATCAGTCGCGGCAATGCCTCACGGCAATACTGCTGGGCTACGTCATCGGGCAGCACGTCTTGCTGCGCCATGACTGCGACAACACGGGAGTAGTCGATGTATTTCTGTTGCATAGGAAAAAGTGCCGGATGGTCTGGACGCTGTCCGGCGCAGCGCTGAGGGGAGGCCAGACCTCCCTTTGCGGGTCAGGTCGCCACCGCTGGCTCCTTCTTGGATTCCGTTTCCTTCTCGTCCAGCGCGGAGGCTAGGTCACGCAAGGCGTCAAGCGACTTCTCGCTCAACATCCCCTCGCTCACTCCCTTCCGGGCACGAACGATTTCCGCATCGCGAGCCTTCTTCGATGTGGCCGCACGAATCTTGGCAATGAGTGCCGAGACGATTCGCGGCTCATCGCTCACAGTGGCCGCAGCGTGAGACGCATTGGCCTGTGCCCCGTCGTCGTCGTTGTCAGCGGCAATGCCCAAGATGGCACAGAAGGCCACGCGCTTGAGATACGTCGCCGTTGACGCCAACGACTGCGGAGGCACGTTGCCCTTCATGGGCAAGTACGACCGCTGGAACTGGCCGGACTTGTGGCCCAGCGTGGTGACGAGCATCATCGTGCCGTCCTCGCCGTAGGGCATGAACGACTGCGTGACCGACAGCCCGTTGGCTGACAGCGCAGCCCGTGCGGTGTCGATCACCGTCGCAAGATCGGCGTAGTCGGGGATGGGATTCCCCTGCCGGTCCTTCTTGGCGAAGTGCGAGACACAGGTGCGGGGAGCGTTCCTCAACTGACCAATCGCCACAGCGTGTGCTGCGAACAGTTGGTCGAGATGCTCCGACGCTTCGATCCAGATTGATTGAGACTTCACGACATACTCCTCAGGGCATGTGCCGGAAACTGGAGTTCAACAACCTCGCCATGCTGGTCCGGCAGCCACCAGTCGAGGTCTTCGCGCAAACGAATGTCAGCAAGAGCCTTGTCCATGAGACGCTGCCCCTCTGCGATAACTGCCTCTGGCAGCACCACTACTTGGCAGTCGTGAGGCAGGCTCGTGGAAATGACGATGAAGCGAAGCGGTGTCGGCGTTAGGCCGCACGCCTCCATGCCTCGCATGTACCAAGCGCACTGGAGGTGGTACTTGAACTGGAGACACGAGCGCCACCACTCCACGAGGATGTCGGCGTCTCTTGTGGTCTTGAGGTCGATCCAGCAGTGCGGCGTGATGGCGTCAGCACGGCACTTGAGGTTGTGCCCGTCCGCATTCGTCCAGCGGATGCTCACCTCATGGGCGGTGATCTCGGCTATGAGTTCAGCAGCCGCCGGGTTGCTCTTGATGGACGCAACCTCTGCGAAAATCTGCGCCCGCTCCTTCGGCCCCACAACTGTCGAGCCAGCGGGAGCCTCGTTTTTGGCCCACTTCTCAGCCTCTTTGCCTACCTGTCCGGTCGCAGTTAGCGTTGAGGCAGGTGGAGAGACGAGCGTTTCAAGGAAGGCGTCGCCCTCCTCCAGCCATCGGTGAACAAGTGTCCCGTGATCTAGGGCACTGCTCTGGTATGGCGGGAGGGTCTTGGCGACGTGACGCTGGTAGTACAGGGCAGGCGAGTCAAGGAGCGTTTTGACCCGGCTGCAAGACCTGTGAGTTTCGTCCGCGTGATAGTCGGCATTGCTCTCCCCATGCCGGATGTCGGCGTCTACATGCTGCTTGTACTGCCCTAAATCTAGGGGCGCACAAGCAGCATGTAGCGTCCCAGACTGCACGTCGAAAGCGTCGGGGCTCAGGACAGGGGGGTTGCCCGCTGTATGGGTGGCGATACTTTCTGCGGCGGCCGAGAGGAGTGTAGCCATGATGACGTTACCTGAGTTAGTGACTTTGTACCTGAGTGAGCGTTCCGTTAGCAGGCTCTACGAGAGGAACATGACCCGACTCGCACGCAACGTGGGAGTGCTGACTGTGCAAGATTGCAACCGCTATCTAAAGGAGCGGCTGACAAAGGTTGCCTCCGTGACCGTCTTGTACGAGCGAACCATGCTCCTCGTCCTGTGGCGTTGGGCACTGGACTCTGACCTAGTGGACTTACCCCCGAAAGGACTTGTCAAGATCAAATCCAGTCGGCCACCTACTAGGGCGTGGACTTTAGACCAGTGCTGTACGGCTGTCAAGGCCAGTTTCGCCCTCGATTCCGAGATGATGAAAAGCGGATGCCCGCTTGGGCTTTTCATTCGGTGCTGGCTATTGCTGGGCTACGAAAGCGGTGCGAGGCGTGGCGACCTGTGGCGAATGAAGGCGTCGGACTTCAGCGGCGACACGCTGTGGTGGACGCAGCACAAGACCGGAAACCCGTGCCCGAAAATCCTATCGGAGGAGTGCGTGGCTGCTGTCAGAGACATGCTGTCACGCTCGCCGAATGGAACGGTCCTTTCGTGGGCAACTTGCGTCAGCGGCGGGGGCAAGCAGATGCGGAAGTTCTTGATTCGCGAGAAGCTCGGAGGCTCATCGAAGTGGCTCAGGCGGTCTTCCGCCACTCATATAGAGATGGAGAGTCCGGGCAAGGGTCGGATTCATCTGGGCCACAAGACGATTGGGCTGGCCGAGAAAGCCTACATCGACTGGACTCAGGTCAGGCGAGACATCCCCCAAGCCCCTCGCCTACTCAAACAGGGATAGCGACCCAGTATCGCTCGACTTCTTCTTGCTCTTGCTGGCCTTCTTCGGCTTCCGTAACTCGCGGCGTTCTCGACCCAGTGCCCGAGATACGGCAAGCCGTCGAAGCGCCCACTGCGGCACTCGTGGCTGCATCGCTTCGGGAATGTAAACCTGCTTGAACTCGCGAGTGAATGGGTCGATGCTGCTTTCGATCTCGCGGGTGGCGTCGGACAGGATGTCCTCCTGCGCAACGGTTCTGCGCTTGACGCCAGACAGGGCGTTGACCGCCGTCGTCAGCACCCGATCCGATAGCGGGCGATCACCTCTGGTGTCGAGCAGCGAGCGTGCAGCGTAGAGCGGTCGCCCAACGAACGGCAAGATCTCTACACCCTTGTCGATGACGGTGGGCACGTCCGCATTGGGGTTGCCTGAGACTGACCGCAGGATGGCATCGAGCGAGGATGTGGCCTCACCCGCCGGACGATTCGTAAACAGGTCTTTGTTCGCCGCGACTTCGATGCCAGTTCGAAGTGCCGGGTGCAATTGCATAGCAATCTGCCGTGCCGTGCCAGCCGCCGTCCCGGCAATCGTGCCCGGCGTCTCGATCATGTTCAGTTGGTCGAAGCCCGGAAAGTCGAGGTCTGTAAGGTACGCTTGCGTGCCCGGAGATGGCTTGCCACCAAACTCCTCAGGGATGGCAAACGCAAACTGCGACCGCAGGCCGGAAGGAATGTAGGTGTCGTCGCCTTCGTTCTGAACTGCTTCTGTTCCCTTAATGAGTTGGCCGTAGCGACCACCCGGCTGCTCCACCAACTGCCGCAGCACCTCGCGGAAAATCCGGGACTGGAATGAGTACCATGGGAATAGACGCTTGAGTACAGTCTTTTCAAATCCAGTCAGCGAGGAGTAGTCCACGTGCGCCCGCTTCATGGCGCGAGCCGCCGCCTGCGGATCGTACCCCTGACGAAGCAGTTCGATGTACCCCGACAGACGGTTGATGCCGTCCGTCAAGTTGTTCATTTGCTCGCCCGCCCGCAGGATCGGATTCCTCGTGTCGTTGAGCGGCTTGAGTTGCGAGCGCCACGTAAAGAAGTCGTTGCCAAACTGCTGCCATGACCGGCCCTGCTGCGGCATCAGTTCGCCCACAATCGTCCCGGCAGTGATCGGTGTGGAGCCGGGAAGGTTGGACAGCGCCCCCTTCCCGATCATGCTCGCACCGGCCTCGTTGAGTTGCGTTGGCCCGATCAGTCCGCTCTGCGACAGGTCAGCGTAGAACTGCGCCAGCCCGTCGTTGCCAGCGTATCGCGGAATGGATCGCAGTGTCTTTTGAAACGTCTCGCTCTGCGGACCCTCTTGCATGAGTGCCCTTGCGGCACGCACGCCAGTGGTGGACAACGCACCCTCCAGCCAGTTGCTCATCGCACCGCTGTACATGTCACGCACGGCACGGGCAGGCCACGTCAGGATCGAACCCTTCCATGCCTGAGTGAGGTGGTCGAGTTGGTTGAGCAACGCCTGCGAAGCCTCGCCAGTCTCAAACGCATCCCGTGCTCGCATGAGGCGGTTGATGTGTTCCTCTGGGATGCTGATCTCAGCGAGTTTGACCTTGTCGGCGTCACCGCCAAAGATCGACGCGATCCTCTCTCGCATCTGCTGCGACGCACCAATCTCCTCGCCAACATCTCCGTAGGTCTTTAGGCCAAGACGATTGATGGCTTCCTGCATCGAGATGTGCCGCCCGCCTCCGACCTCGCCAAACGGCTGGTCTTTCGCCATCGTGGCAAGCGAGTCATACAGAGTCTTGGCAGTCGCCATCGACTCGTTGCGGCCCCGCATGTATCCGCCGATCATCTCGGTTGGATGCTGTCCGAACAACGGGGACTTCTGGAGTACGTCATCGGGCAGCGTGTTGAGGACGCGAGCAATGTTGCGGGCCTGCTTGAACTCGATGGGCGGCTGGCCCGGAGCAAGTTTGGCGTTGAGCTGCTGCACGATGTAGTTCGCAGCCTCGTCGTCGTTGTCGGCGGTACGCTTGGCCCCTGCTACAAACGAGTCACGAGACAGGTCGATGATCGTGTCTCGACCACCGGGCACCTGCATTGCCTCCGTGCGACCAATCATGTCGCCGGTCATCAGGTTGAGAGCGTCACCAACCTTGCGGTTACGCTTGCCCTCCATGTCAAGGATGGCCTCTGCCTGTCGCGGTAGGTAGTCGATGCCGTAGGTGTCGTGCAGTTCGTTGGCGATGAGGCCAGCGTTGCGAGACTCTTGTAGGTAGTCCTGCCGGTTGTTGATCCACCAGTCCGCATATTCTTTGAGTGCAGGGCGGGAGTTGACATACGCCTCGTCGGCGGAGGTCATCACGCTTGGGCGGCCCTCTTGTGCCGCACCCCAACCTTCAAGGTAGCGGCCTAGCGCACGGTTGCCTTCCTCACCTTCAAACACTTCCGGGTGCTGCGAAGCAATCTTGGCTAGGTGGTAGGTGTGGGTGCCGGTGGCAATGCCACCCGTGCGTTCGCGAGCCTTGTAGTTTGCAATGTTGGTGATCTGCGACTCGGCGTCGAGTGCCCCGTCCGTCCCCTTGCTGAACATCGCGGCGGTGGTGCGACCAATCGGACTCCATCGCAAGGCAGAGCCAAGCGTGTCCAGCGTGTCGGCGTACTTGTCGCCAAACCCCTTACCCAAGAAGTCGCCCACGATTGTTGGGTCTTGGAACGGAAGGCCCACGCCAAAGGACTTGGACAAGCCCTTCTCTCCACGCAACCGCTGGAAGTCAGCGGGATCCATCACGCCCTTCAATGCACGCTCCGTCGCCGCCGGATCGTCTGCGTAACGAATCAAATCATCAAGAGATACTTCGCGGGCAGCGGTTCGAGGGCCGTAGAGCGGGCGGCCTGTGGTTGCAGGATCAAACGTCGTGATGTTCCGCCCGGTGCTTTCCAGTGCTGCCTTGTTCCGCTGGGCGACAGTGGGCAGCAGGTCATCCGCCATGCCGGTGTCGATGGCTTTACGGGTGGCAGCGGTGGCGGCGTCGTCAAATACGCCAGCCTTCTTTGCCGCCTGACCCATTGGCGTCAGGGATTTGGCGGCACCTGACAGGAACGAAGTCGGCCCAGTAAGGATGTCAGTTCCTAGACCGGCGACGAAGTTGCCCCAGTTGTCTTCTTGCCCGATCAGTCCGGCGTTACGCAGCAGTTCGCGTCCAGTGACCCGCTCGCCAGCACGTCCAGAGATGGCACCGCGAAACAAGTCGTCCGGCAGGGCGAGGGCGTCACCGATGCGTGACAGCGTACCGCCCGTCAGTTCGCCAACGCTCTGGAGTACGGAGTCGCGCTCCTCTGGCGTGACGGCATCGAGGCCGACCGGTTCGTCTGCAAGGGTAGCGTCGTCGAACAGGGGGAGGTAGCCGCCTGCTCGCTTCTTGGCACGACGGTCTTGCTCAAAAAGATCCATCAGTAACCTGTCAGGCCACGAATGAACCCACGACCACCGCTTACCGCGTTTGCTGCGGCTTGCTTCGCACCCGCTGCCACGTCCTTACCAACCTGCTCTGCCGTCTTTGGGGGGGTGGCATTGTTGAACATGTATAGAGCCTCGTCCGGCGTCTTGGCTGCACCAATGGACATGACGAACTGGGTGAAGGCGTCCCGATTCTTGGATGCACGCAGCATCCCAATGCGATGCTTCACGAAGGGGTCATCTAAGCCGTTCACGCCAGCAAGATGGCTGGCAATAATGTTCTGGGTCTGCTCTGCAACCTGATCCGGAGTGAGAGCCTTGTTCATGCCGCCAACGATTCTCTCGACAGCAGAGTAACGCTGGTATGAGTCAGGGGTGGTGAGTGCGTTCGCCAACTGCTTGCGGGCTTCTTCGCCAACCAGCGTCTCTTCGTCGTCTGGCTGCTTCTGTGCCATCGCAGCCCGTGCTTCCTCTTCCGCCACCGCCACGTCTCCAGCCTCCTGCGCCTGTACGCCAGCCAGTTGGCGTAGTTGCAGTGCGGCATTCGGGTTGCCGTAGATGTCGTTGACCGTAGCCATCTGCAACGGGTTGTTGCTGGCGACTGCCTCCATCAGAGAACGAACACCCATGCCGGGTGCGTAGTTGGGGTTGCGCAGGTCTTGCGACAGGTTGTAGTTCTGGGCACGGTTGCGAGCCGCCTGAGCACTGTTGCCTTCACGCACCCGCCGCAGCATCTGACCAAGACGAACCATCTCCGACTTGCCTTCGGGGGTGGACGAGGCGGCGTCAATAGCAGACAGCATGTCGTCCGCCGACTGGCCGTTGACTTCGCCCTGCAATCCTTGAAACCGCCTGCGGAGCGTACCGGCGAGCCGGTTGCGATCCTGCTGCGCCAGCCGACTCTTAAACTCGTCGCTCGGGGTGTACCGGTATGCACCGCCACCCATAGCGACCGGGTTGTAGTTGGCGGCACGCTGGTCGTGACGCTCCTTCTCACGCATCACGTCACCGCGAAGCATGTCGAGATCGTCTCCGTACTTGACGGCGTCTATGCCATACGCCTGCGCGAGGGCAGCGATGTGCGAGTCGGAGAACTCGCCCTGATCCTGTGCAATGGCAGCAGCCTGTGCCATCATGTCGGGATTGGGCGCACGAGACGACAACGCACCGCCGGGATTGTGCGTGAACGTCCCGCCGAATCGCGTCATCGGGATGTCAGGGTTGTGAACATTCCGGCTCATCGTTCGCAGTTGCTCGGCGGAATACTGCTTTGCCTCTCGTCCCTCTGGGAGTGGAAGCCCAGCAGCGCGGCGACCTTGTGCCAGTTCGCTATTCTCGCCAACGGGCAGGTACGGATCTTTGCCGATGTTGATACGCGGGGTAGAGGAGGAGGATTCCCGCATCTGCGAGGCACGATCAGCAGGCGGCAGGTCGCCAAAGTTCTCCGACAGCCAGTCGTCGTAAGACATGGTGTTAGAGTGTCCGCCCGAATCGAACTTCCGCTGGAGTGCCGTCTGCTCAGTGGGGCTAAGTTGCCGCAGGGTGTCACGAGTGGTGACCTGCTCCTCGCCGGGAAGGGTTCCAGATTCGGCGGCAGGCAGGCGAGACTGCACCGCCGCGTTCTGGAGGTTCCGCTGGTGATAGGTCTGTAGGTTCTGACGGGCGTCAGTGTTGGGTGCCGGGTCATTCCCCCTGCGGGCTACGTCGCGGGCAGCGGACTCGACAGCGGGCGGCACGGCAGGCTGCTCTACATCGACAGACATGGGCGTTGGAGGCACAGACACGTCGTTGCGTTCCTCAAGGAACGTGCCCATCTGCTGCCGACGAGTGGCAAGTTCCCGCATGGCATCGCGAACACGCTGTGACTGGTCTGCGGCAATCGCCATTTGCTATCTCCACCCGTTGTAGTTCTGAAGCGTCTGGAATGTCGGCGTCTTGTTTGTGGTTGCCCGTCCACGAATGCGGTCGAGTGCCCTGTTGATGCGAGCTTCTTCTGCGGCTCGTGCGTCTTCGTCCATGAGCGTGGAGCCGTCAGTGCCAGCACCAACCGGAATGGGGTAGAAGTCGCCACTACCTCCGCCAGTGCCGCCGCCGTCACCTACACCACCACCTCCGGCTGGAGGAGTGCCACCGCCGCCGCCACCCATGTTGCCGACGATGGCCCCGCCGACAGTGATGCCGCCTACGATTGCGGGCCACTTGAGCGTATTCCACGTTCGACGTAGAAGCCCAGCAGGTTCCGCCGTTATGGTCGTGCTGCTGCTGAACTTGCTCTGCGGAGAAGTCTTAGACTCGTCAGAATCGGGAGGCTTCGGGGCGTCAATCTGATCCTCGTCAGCCAGCCGTACTGGATCGGCTCCAGTGACAGGCTCAATCGGATCGGCCTTCGGGGCGTCGGGTGCAGGAGTTGCGGCGTCTGGCGTAGTCTTAGGTGCAGGCGCAGGCCCAGTGACCGGATCAATGGCAGCGGCCCCGCTCTTGCGGTTCTTCATCTCGGCGTCTACGTGGGCCTTGCGAGCCTGACGCCCAAGCGTGTCGGCGTCTTCCGGCTCATAGCCATCATCCAGAGCCTGACGGCGAGCCTCTCGCTCGATCACGTCGGCTTCCGACTGAATCTCTTCGACCGACTTCATCTTGCCCGTGACGGGCTGGATGGGCGACGAGCCATCGGTGGCCGGTGCCGTCTTCTTGCCCTTGCGCTTCGGCCTTCCGCCGATTTCGGTGGCGGAGGACTCCAGATTGTCGATGGTTGGGCTGGACGCAGCGTCATCGAGGACAACAGTTGCGTCCGGCTCGTCGGGATCTGGGATGAAATCAGCGGTGTTCTTAGCCTGTTTCTTGGCGGCAGTGACATCCTTCGGGTCGATCTTGGCAGCACCGGCAAACTTGCGGTCGATCACCTGTGCGATGCGAGCCTTTGCAAGATCGTAGTTCTCCGTACCGGGCTTGAACAACGTGCCACGAGAAAGCATTTCTTCAGCGACAGCGTCGGCGTTGGCAAACAAGGGAGTGCCGTCCGCATTGGTCATGCCGAACGGATTGGTGTCGCCAAACATAAGTTGGGCCGCACCCTCGACCCGGCTGGCCTGCTGCTGACCGCCGAGACGACCCGGCTTCATGCTGCCATTGGCTTCAAGGTCGAGTCCACTGGCGGAGACATCCCAGTCTGGGTCGAAGTCGCCGTCGAGCAGTTCGTCGGCATCGTCACCGAAGATGCGCTTTGCTTCCGTGTTCATCCCAGCGGCGTCGTCTGCCGACAGGCCAGTGTTTGCACGGTTGAGCGACTCCTGCGGCTTGGGCCGGAAGCCCGTCATCGCAAGGATGGCGTCGTCATACGTCTGCTGCTGCCCGCCCTTGTTGAGACGCGAGTCGCTCATAGCCCTTCGGCCACGCTCAATCACCCAGCCCTTTGGCGGCTTGTCCATGCCAGCAGGCAGAGCCTTAGCCTCGCCCGTCCGCTGGCTCACAAGTCGCGGCGGGTACGCCTTGTCCATTGCAGCATAGGCAGCAGCCAAGCGATTCTTTGCGGCGGCAAGGGCGGCGGGGCCGGTTGCAGTCTTTGCCTCCGCAAGAGCGGCATTGACTTCGCCCTCCAACTCCTGCGCTTTGTCAATGGCACGCAAGTCGTTCGATTCAATGGAACGCTCGCCGCGATTCCGAGACTCCAGCGGCGGATTGCGGTCACGCCCACGCAAGAACAGCGGCAGGTCACGCTGCGTGTCGGTGTCATCAAGGCCCATCGCTTCCATGCGGGCCTGCTCTGGCATCCCGCCGCCAGCGGCTCGGGCCTCAACTGCGGTCTGTGCTTCCTTGCGTGCCGCCGTCGCAATGTCGAAGGCGGTGGGCATCTCGGCGTCGGGAACATCCTCTGCCGCAAACTCTGGCGAGCGGGCACCCGGAGTGACGGCAGCGGGCTGCGGCTGCGGCACTGCGGCCCGTAGCATCCGAGCCTTCTCGGCACTGACCATCTCGTCCTGCCCCAGCAAAGCGTTGCGGAGGGCGGAGGACGCAGCCTGCCTTTCATAGATAGCGCGGACGGCGTCAGTAATCTGATCCTGCGGTGCTGCCCCCTGCCCAGACAGGAGGTCGTTCAGCGTGGCAACAGTCTCCGCATCACCAGCAGCGGCTGCGGCATCTCGCTGGGCAATCAGTTCATCAAACTCGTTGATGGGTCGAGTCCGGGCGGCAACTAGATTAGGGACAAACGACGGCGTCTGCTGGTTTGGGTCCAGCATCTCAGACAAGAATCGCCGGGTGTCCACAGGCAATCCCGCCAGCACAGCCTGCCGCTGGTCGTCGTCAAGTTTGTTGAACGCATCCGTCAGGGCATTCCAGTCGCCAGCCGGAAGCGTCTCGCCAACCAACTCCTTTGCGGCCCGGAAGTCGCCAGACGTGGCAGTGCGGTTGCCCGCTGGTGGTCGCGGAGTGTTTGCCACGCCCCTCGCCTGCGCAGCCGTATCAATCTGTTCCGCAGCCCGGTCGGCATTGCTAACGCCCGCCATTTCCTCCAGCCGCGCCAGACGCTCCGCACCCGCTTCGGCGTTGGGGAACTTGGCGAGGAAGTCGGGCGAGTAGCCTTCGGCAGTGCGGAGCTTCTGTGCCTCACGCAACAGTCGCTTAAGGGACTGCTGGCTTGTGCTCTCTAGGTCGGTCGGGGTGGTGGACTGCCAGATGGCATCAGCCAACTCTTTGGCGGCGTCAACCTTCTTGGCGTTGGGCGTCAGGTTGGCCTTGCCGCCCTTGCGCGGGGCACCATCGTCACCCAAGTTGGTAGCAGACGCATCGAGGTTGTCGATCTTGGTGTCGCCGACAACTTCCGTCAGGTCATCGACGGCAGTCTTGCCAAGCACGTTGCCGTCAACATCCACGACAGTGCCGTCCGGGTAGACGAACCGCTCATCGTCCAGACGACGCACGATCACGCTTGGATCGGCTTCGCTGACGAGTTGCTTACCCACTTGAGAGAACGGACGCATGGCACCAGCGTCTGCAACAGTGGCTAATACAGGGGCGGCGTCAGGCGTGGACGTGGCATCCATCGCACCCGGCGTCCGCTGAAGCCGCAGGACGGTGGTCTGATCCAGTTGCTCGCCACGTTGCAGCGCACGCATGGCAGCGGCCACCTCATCCGGCGACATTGGGCCGATACGCTGTGCCGCAGCCGCCACCAGTGCCTTGAGTCGGCTGGCCGGAACCGCAGCGGCACCTTTGCCAGCAGCCTGTGCTGCGCTGCTGAGTTGACTACCGATGCCCATTAATAGCCCTTCTTCTTTTTCTTGGGTGGCACAGGGGCTTCGGCTTCGCCTGACTCAGAGGCGTCGTCGTCAGGCTCGCTATCGTCCGATCCCAGATCGAACGGCAGGTCTTCATCAGTGACGGGAACGCCTTCGGACTTGCCCTTCGTTTCTTCATGCAGGTCAGCCAGAGCCTCTCGTTCATCGTCTGACTCCTTCGACTTCTTGGCGTCGTTGCACTTGCCCTTCTTTTCCAGAAGGCAGCGGATGTACTCCCGCAGTGCAGGGGCATCCATTCGGCCTAGAACGCGGTCGTCCACATCAAACTCCTTACTGGAACAGGTTTCCGATTAACGGCGAGTAGTCGAGCTGCTGCTGGTCGAGGCCAAACTGACCGCGACGAATAGCCTCCTGTATGTTCATCGCACGATCACGTCCCGATAGCCTCTCCATAGCGGAGGTGTTTCGCAGTCCCTCAAGCAGGCCAGCGTTGGTGATCCGCTCGTTGGTGAGCGTGTTGTCATACGACCGCTGGGCATTGGCGTTTGCGATTCCAGCCGACATGCCAGCCTTGTCGGCGGACGCATTTGCTTCGGAGTTGGCGGCAGCCTCTGCCATGTTCGCCATGTACTGCTGCCCACGACCGCGAGACACGCCAGCGCGGTCAGTTGCAGAAAGGGCAGCACGCCCAGTACCCACACCAGCCGCACGCTGGTTGTTCTGGTAGTCGGCTACTGCGTTGTCGTTGACGGCAAAGGGGCGATAAGGCGACCCCTTCTGTGGAGTCGCCGGTCCCTTCGGCCTCGCAAGCGGGGTCGGCTGCGTGGAGCGGAGATTTGGGTCAGCGCCAATCGCCATCAGAAGTTCCTTGCGGCACTATTGAACAGTGCCTGCTGTAGGTTGAGGTTTTTGTTTCGCTGCAATGCTGCGTAACTAAAGTTCATGCCGAGATCGAAGACGTTGCGTCGGTTGTCGAGGTTGGCCGCAGCATTGCGCTCCTGAGCCTCGTTGCCAAAACGCGAGGTGTAGTTCTGGGCAGTGCGTTGACGCTGCTGTGCGTCTTCTTGCATCTGGCTAACGCCCATCTCCTGCTGCTTTTGGGCACGATCCATGCCCATAGCGGCACTGGCCTGCATCTGCTGGCCCTTCGCAAACGCCGTCACATTTCTGTCGGGAGCGAGTCCGGACAGAAGGCTCTTCTTGGGGGCACCGGACGGCGGCTGCGGGATCATAGGCTTGACCTCCGACCCTTGCCGTCAATGCGGAAGCCGCTCCGGCCGGTTGCGGATCGAAGCAGACCGCCAAGCACGTTGTACTTTTGAGCGTCCCGGTCCATTTCCATTTTCTTCATCTGCAAGCCCGCATTGAGGGCATTGTTCTGGAGTGCCATCTGATGCTGGCGTGAAGCGCCAAACTGGGCGGCGTCGGACCACTGCTTGGCGGCTCCCGACATGGCGTCATTCACGCCTTTCACCATGTCGTTGTGGTGACCAAAGTGCTGCTGAAACATGCTTGGGGCTCCGGCTGCGGGTTGCTGGTACTGTGCGGGCTGTGCTTGCGTGGCCTGTGCCTGCTCTGGTTGGGCGCCCGTTACGCCGCTGGACGGGGATCGAGCAGCGGCAGGTCGAGACGAAGTAGCAGGTCGAGATGCGACGGCTGGGCGAGTCAAGCGGGTCCGCATGTCCTGCTTGTACGCAGACATTTGCGGCGCGTAGTTGACTGGCGTGGCTGCGGGGGTCTTAGGCCGCATGTCAACAGACGGCATCTGATCGCCAGCACGCACCGGGCGACCGGTGGCGGGATTCAGTAGCGGCACATTGAACGGAGCCGCAGCACGTCGCGCCGGTGCTGGGGGCGGCGAGATGCCGTGAAAGGCGTCAATCCGGTATGGGTCGTAATAGTCGCCAAAGCCGTACATGCTAGATTTATGTCCGGCAAACGGTCAGCGAACGGCGTTCTTCCTCGCCCTCCGAATCGCCAGTTTGACGGCTTGTTCTGCGGCAAACCGCACAAACGGCAGTCCGCGACGGGTGGCTTCCTGCTCCAGCCACGCCAGAATCTCAGGCATTCGGCGCTCGCACTCATCCGGCCCCCACTCGTCCATCTGTTTTGCTCGTGCGTTACAAGAGCATGTAGGGGAGGAGGTGATCCCGATTAGTTTTAGAAGCCCCTTGAGTTCTGTGCCGGGACCAATGGCTGGCGGCACGTATTCAACGGCGGCGTGTGGAGGCGTGGCTGGGCGCACTCTCGGATAGGCGGGATGGTTCGTATCCACCTCCACCCACACGTCATCGTATCTGTGAGTGATGGCGGACTCTGCTGCGTCGGGGTCAAACTTGCGGCCTGTGGCGGTAGCCCGCAAGCCAGAAATAGTCATTCTCATGGTGGAAGTGTAATAGTTACGGTCGGCTCGCCAGCGCAGCCACATGCTTCATCACCGAATGTACGGATGAGAGTCAGTGTAGCCTCGCCGCCCTGATCGTCCTCAAGGTCCAAAAGATATTCCCATTGATACCACTTGGATAGGAAGCATGTGTTGGTTCCGTAGCTAACAACAAACACCCCAGAGAGCCCGTTGCCGACCGCCAAGCAGCCCAGTATCCCTTCAGACGGAAAGCTACTTTTTTCGATAGCCTTAATAGTGCCTTCGCCGTCGAATGAGTACGTGAACGGAAACCCCGTCATGTCGCACCATTCAATAGTCAGGATCGCTTCGGCCACGTTTTCTTCTATGCCGAATGGATACGCAAAACATCCAACGTCGGGGCGGAATGTCCCGCACACGCATGGGCATTCGGCGTCTGGCAGCGTCACGCATGGGCCGCACGCAACACCTATTTGCCATTCGTTTTCGTCGCATTCGGTGCGAACCTGCACCTCAAACGTAGTCACTCCCTTTTGCTTTGTTCGCCACTTGACGAAACCCTTCGGGCCGCCCTTAAAGCCGCCGGGCGCATCGAAGTCACAGTTGCAACGCTCAAGACCCCGCCATCCGGAGTCCCCCTTAATAGTCCTGTCGGCGATCTGAGAGCATCCGCTGCTTGCCATGTCGGGCGACCAGATTTGCACACGTATCGGTCGCGAGTTGGTTGAGACGTACGACACGCAGAGTTCTTGCCCGGAAAAATCAAACGCGGCTGGATCGACCGTGAAGTAAAAACTCCGCACTCCACCACCGACTCCGGAGGCAGTGAACGGGCTTGCCGGGTCGATTGCGCACTTCCCGGTGGAGGGGTCATCGCAGTTGGCTTGGCACTCCTCGTTCGTAATGTAAACGCCGCCATCATCTGGAACACACGAGTAGCCGCCGCAGGCATCAGGCGTGCAGTTGTGTTTACGGCAGTTGTCGGCGCATGCGTCAGCGCTGTCGTATGGGCCTCCAGCAGTTCTCCATGCTTGCGGCACAAACGTATTGTCGATCATCTTGCCGCACGGACCGTTGAAGCAGTATGTGGACGTGACGCCATTGCGAGGTTCTTCAGGGCTTCCCGGACTTACAGTGTCATCGTACTCGTAGCAGCAGTAGTAGTTGCCGGGAGGCGGGTCGCAGTCAGGCCCGTCGCAGCACACGCCACCCACGCACTCGTAACCACTAGGGCACGGGACGCACTCGCCGTCAATGCAAATCTCGCACTCGCCGCACGCGGACTGGACGGTCCCATTTACGCACTCTTCGCACCCGCCATAGGTCGGCTCGCACACGCCATCGACGCATTCAGAGCAGCCGTCGCAAGGCGGGTTGCATTCGCACGGCGGAGAAAGCGGACACAACCCGTCGCAGTTAGGGGTGGTGTATTTGCCTCCGGACGTCACCTTTTGGCATTCCACGACTGCACGACCGCAACTGTCGACGCCAGTCGTGACACAGTCGTACTGCTTTTTCGGTCCGCAGCAGCAGGAGTCAACAAGGCGGCCTGCGATAGCGAGCAGCTTGCCGCCTACGCTTTTTAGACCCATTACGACACCGGACAGTCGGAGACTGGGATGGTCTTCTGCGGGTCAGTTGATGTGAGCCATGCCCCAATGGTTGCGTACTTCACGACGATACCAACGCCCTCCTCGTAGGTAACGTCCGTCACCACCTGCACGCTTCCGACGTTGGTGGTAGACAGTCGGAAAACCATTTCGTCAGCGCGGGGCTCTATAAAGAACTGTATTCGAGATCGGTCGTCGCCGCCGCATTCGGCTCGCAACTTCTTGGCGACAAGCATGTTGGCGGACTGGTCGCGGAATATGCAGTCGCCGGAGCCATTGACGCGCAGGTTGACTTTTGCAGTGTCGCCAGCAGACTCGACGTTTGTGTACTCGCCAGAGGAGATTCGATATGTGGATTGCGTCTGCTGCGGGGGCAGCGTCGTGTTCACCGTAGACTGCGGCACTGGCCTCTCGGCACTCTCGCTGTCCTGCCCCCGTTGACGGCGGTAGTCGGGATCTCCGTCCCGAAAATCGAGGTTGGTCAGGCGGTGCGAGCGGTCACTGGACGTGACCTGACGCATCCCTCGCGGAGTCTGGTCGTGAATGACCTCGCCGCCCTGACGCATGGTCTGGACGCTGTTAGCAAATATGTTCGCGATGATCGTGGCGGCATTGGCGGGGAGGCCAGCCTCAATGAGGCTTCCCCGCAACTGCCCGCCTTGATTGGCGTAACTGCTCACTGCCCAGTGCCGTTCGCGTCGAGGGAGTAGATCACCACTGGATCACTTGTCTTGCGTGCGCCAGCAAGTTCGACAGCCACTGCCCGGTCTGCCGATGCGATGTCGTCCATCGTCCTGCCGGACAGTAATGCTCGTGCCACACCAGTGTCCGCACCGTACTTGGTCATGTTCGCCGCCATGTCGAGCCGCCCGCCGCTGTCAACGGTATTGCTTTTGAACCCAACGCCCCTGTCGCGTCCTGCTGCATTGGGTCGCGGATTTGGGGAGTTGTTGTAGTAGAGCCGCATGGCAACTTCGCATGACTTGGGCTGCGGCCTGTATTGCAGGCTGACGTTACGGGCGGTTGTACTTGCCGCCTTTGGGTCTTGGGAGTCAGACACGTACTGCATAGCACCCGTCTTGAACCGATACGGCGTGTACACAGGAGTGTCGGCGGTTAGCGAAGTGGCGACGTAAGTTGCAGCGGCTTTGTTGGTGCCACTGTCGGGAGGTGAGATGTACAGCGTGCCGCTCGTGTACCCGTAGCCCATCGCGGTGATCCAGATGGCGGTCACTTTGCCTTGCAGGTCAATAGACGCTTGAAACTCCGCACCGCTTCCGCCCGTTGCCGTCACGACAGGAGGCTTGGAGTATCCGGAGCCGCCACTGGTCAGCACCGTCTGAATGACTGCTCCGCGTGCAAGGTCGGCAGACCCCTCCCCCAATAGGTACGTTCCACCCGTTCCCGAGTACACCGTCTGATAGTCGCCGTTAGACATTTTGGCGGGGCACGCAGAAGAGAGTCGCTGCGGGTATCGCTCCTGCCACCACGCCTTGCTATCGACGTGATAGCAGTAGGCCCGCGTCGGGAACCCGCCAGAGCCATCACCCTTCAGTGCGACGAACACTCGTAGAACGCGAGATGCCGGATCGGACGACACGAAGTACCAGCGACAGTTCGCCTTGTCCACCTGTTGAGTGAATATGTCGTCAATCGCTCGCGAGATCGGTTCTATTGAGCCACCTGCGTTGATGGCATACACGCCGGATTGATCCAGCACGTATGCCACGCCGTCGAGGATGTCCCAGCATCGCTGATTAAGAGCACCGCGATAGGCGACGGGCGTCACTTGTGCGTCAAGAACGGGCTGCTTTGCAAACGTAAGCGAATAGCATGTCCGCGACTGCATGATGAGCATCGTCGGGCCATACGGAATCATCGCCGTCACAGCGTCTGAATCCCGCTCGTTCTGCTGGAGAATGAGTTCGTTAATGTCCGGGACGCTCTCGGGCTCGTCCACCTCTGAGTACAGGATCGTGTTGGGCTGCTTGCCAGACGTGTCCACGCCGTACCAGTAGCGATCTTGGAAACGCACGACAACAGATTTGTCGCTTGGCGGAACGCCAAAACGATTGGCATTAAGTTGCCCATTCGGCAGCACGATAGGCATGGCCGAATAGCCATCGCGGTCGGGGTTGCGTATCTCGTCGTCGGTCAGATCGTCTACGAAGGCTGCGTTGGCGGCAGTGAGAGTCGCGACCCTGTAAAGCGTTGTGGCTTGATTGCTGGTAGTGCGCCACAACTCGCAGGCCACAGCCCGCCCGGTGGGTTGTGGAACTACCCACGACAGAGACTTCGCACCTTCGCCTGCATCCACTTCCAGCACGGGGGAGAGATTGCTGGGGATTGGTCCGCCGCGATCCTCTGGTGTGTTATCAACGTACCGCAGGTAGCACTGGTATTTGCCACGCAAGTGCGGGCGAGACACGGCAAACACTTCCGCACCGCCTGCCAGTACCTCCACGACAGGGGGCTTCTTGTAGCCACCACCGCCGTTCTCTAGCGTGACTGTGTCGATGGAGCCATTCTTCACGGTGCAGGTGGCGTAAGCCCCGAAGCCGCTAGGGGACGTGATCTTCAGTTGAGGCGCAACAAGAAAGCCACTTCCCTTCTTAGTGACGGCAATGGAGCCTACTCCAAACCTTTGCCCGGTTGTGTTCTGAGTGTTGCCGGACGTAATGCCGTTAAGGATGATGTCCCTCGACGAATCGCCAGAGCCGGATGGAATTCGAAGCGTTACGATGTCCGTGTCGGAGTATCCTGAGCCGTAGTTGACGGGCTCGACCGAAAGCAACTGCCTCGCTCCGCGCATGTAAAAGTAGTTAGCGCCATTCGACAGAACCTCTGAACACTGATACGTGGCAGGGCTAAACGTGAGCTTTACTGTAGCGCCAGAGCCAACGCCGCCGGACACGGTGTAAGAAAACCCTCTCTTTGCCCCAAAGGACGTGCATTGAATCATGCCTTGCCACAGGCCACCTGCCGGTGGAGGAAAAAAGAAACTGAAAGAAGCCGACCCGCTGGCGGCAGGCACTGTCGTGGAGCCGCTCGCGTAGTACCACGTCTTGCCGTCATCACCTCCTGCAGAGTCGAGATAGTCCGGAGCCTGCACGATCTTCCATTCGGTGATGCCGGTGTAGGGGTCGCCGCCGCCGCCTGCGGTTGGCGTGCCGTCGAGCGTGGCGGTGAGTTCCGCCCCCTTGCCATACGTGTCGCCCAACTCAACGGACGGCTGGTCTAGGTAGTATTTTCCGCCGTCGTCTATGCGAACCTCAGACAGCGATGACTGACCAAGAAACGCTTGGGCTTTTGCCTCCTTGCCCAGCACGGGATCGCGTCCCTTCTCGGAGGTGAACGTGATGGGCGGCGGTGCGTAATAGCAGGAACCAGATTTGTAGACATCCGCACGCGCAATGTAGTAGCAGGCGGGCGTTATGGCGGTGACCGCAGGCGCAGTAGTCGGTGCGTCCATGCCAGCATCCACAGCAGCAGCGGTGCCGTACACGCGAGCGGGACGGACGCCACCGCCTTGAACGACGATAAGTTCCCCATTACGCCCTTGCGAGCACGATACCGGGCGATCTGGAGAGAAGCGGTTGGTAATCATGCGAGCGGTAAGCCAGAGGCGAGGGCAGAATCGGGGTAGTCGGGCGTGGACGACGACCCGCCAAAGTACGTCACTTCGTCTGGCGTGGTCGAATCGTTCCTGTACAGTCGCCACTCACCGGCATTGTTTCCTCCGGGAACGGGTCCATTGGTGTCATCCTGTGTGGCAATCCACAGTTTCCCAACGTGTCGCACAACATCGTCTGTGGTGTACTGCTGGTCCGACCAGTCACCTCGCCAGTTAGCGTTGCCTGTAAGAAGGCGAGTCCACGAGGCGGTGGACGAACTACCGCCGAACAACTCACCGACATAGTCCGCCGCTGGGGGCTGAGGCGGAGGAGGTTCTGTCGTCTGTCCAGCAACGAATCGCTGCGTATACGTTGTCCCGGTCTGGCTGGACGTGAGAGTGAGCGGGGGTTCGCTTGGGGCAGGCGTCTCAGGCCCATAGGCTGGGCTCGGCAACGCCACCAGTTCGCCGCTGGCAGTCAGTGCAAGCAGGATAGTGGTGCCGTTGTGGTCATAGGGAAAGCAGTCCAGCACGTCACTGGCCGATGCCGTGCAGACCACCTTCCGCATCCCGTCGCGGGTTGTGAGTTGTCCGGGAACGGTCAGCGAAAGGTTGACCTGCTCGACCGCTGCACCGGGAGGAAGGATGTACGGGCTGGCCTTCGTTACCAAGCCCGCCCACTGATCGGCTTTCATTGGTCACACTCCAACGTCTGGGCCGGATGGCGAGTAGTACCCCAACGCCCTAGCAGTGCCGACGAACATGCCGCCATTTCGCGTGCCAGCAAGTGGAGCCACGCTGTCCGACTCAAACGCAAGCCGCAGGTCGCGGTTGTACACAGTCATTGCACCCTCGACGTTCTTGCCCAAAAGGCGCGCAAGCCACGACTCAGCACCAGAAAGCACAGCCGTGTACATGCTGTCCGAGACATCGAGGTAGTCCGACCACACCACCTTCCCTGACGACACAGTGCCTCGACTGCTGCCGCTGACCCCTTGCAGCAACTCACCGGCATACGGATTGCGACCGAACGAGGACGTAGGGTAGTCAGCGGAGGCTCCGCCATATCGAACGACGCAACCAGTCGGAGGCGAAGGAGTTCCGGTAAGCGTCATGCACGCGGGCTCAAACCCCATGTATCGCAGCATCGGCGGGCGACGGCGAAACGTGTACTTGTACGTGACGGACTGAGGATTGCCCGCCAACTTCAGAAGCCAGCGATCTATCGCCGCTGGGTCGCGAATGACTGTCCAGTACACGGGTGCGTTAAGCTCTGGGAACCGCACATCTACTCGCAGCCAGTCAGTTGGCGGGAGATACATCGCGGCGGTGGAGGACGTGTACGGAGGGATTAGCGAGTCAATGTTCTTGACGTTCTCCGGGAGCGTGAACGTGTCCGTGCCGTTACCGCTACCGACGCTCGGGTCGTCTGCCAGCGTGGCCTCCGACACATGCCAGTGCCAGTCGCGGGCATTGATGACATCGCGATAGGCGTTGTGCGCAGCCGCCCGTAACGCCGCGTGCTCGCTGTCCTGCATACCGCCGCCAGTGGACGCCATGAGGTATTCGATGATGTCTTGGGCTGCGTAGTACACGGTGTTCCTACTTGAGTTGGACGCCAGCGGAAGTAGCACTCGGCTCGCCCACGCCAGCGGAGTTCACAGCGGACACGCGGAAGGAGTAGACAAATCCGACTCGCATGGCGAATGTGAGGGTGGACGGCTGTCCGATGCCAACTACAGCGTTTGTGGTGGGTGTGGTCGTTGTGCCAACAAGATATGCGGTAGACCCCACCATGCTCTCGATCCTGTACCCCGTGATGGACCCGCCACCGTTGCCGGTCGGCGCAGACCAAGACAGGGCGTATGCCGTGTTGTAGCCACCGCCAGACGACCCGCTGCTGACGATGTAGTTGGTCGGAGTCACCTTCAGGTTGTATGGCGCGGTCGGCGGCTGAATGCTGGGAGTTACCGGAATGGTCACTTGCGACCACGAGCCAGTGCCGCTGGCGTTGACTGCGGCTACACGAAAGACATACGTGGCTCCGTTGGCGAGGCCAGTTACCGTTTTGGAGTACGGCTCGCCAGTTCCTACCCCAAACGACGTCGCCTGCGTCCACGTGGAGCCATTGTTAGGGCTATACTGAATCACGTAATCCGAGATGGGCGATGTGCCAGAAGACGCTGGGGGAGTCCACCAAACGCGAACACGCGCATTTAGCGCCAAAGCGCCGACGTTTTGCGGAGCCGACGGAGAGCCTGATGGTGCGGCATCCGACGCGACGTCAATCGGTATGCACGTCACCTGACCGCCCTGCTCAAGCAGCAGGATCTCTGTGCCGCTCGACGCCCAGCAGTTCACGGCATCCGTTAGTCGCGTCACTCCAAGCCTTTGGTTCACAAACTCAGGATATGTGCCATTATCGCCCGCCACAATCTTTTCGTATGACGTAACCTGAGTATCAATGCCCCACACTGTGCCGCCGTTCACAAACAGCGGTATCTCTCCCACGACACGTTGCGTGCCATACGCGCCCCACGTCTTGCCGTTTTGCGAAATGCACGAAACCCGTTGGCTGTCGTGAAACGCCACAAATCCCACGTTTGGCACGTAGGCCACTGAGTTCATTTCGTGATTTGTAATCCCGGTGCCACTAGACCCCCCTAAAAATGTACCGGTGCTTCTGAATCCCGAGCGCCAATCGTAGCCGTTAGAGATTGCCATCTCTTGCCTCCTGTGCTAAATGCGTGGACGTCGGGTGTCGGTAATGCTCCGCGTAATAGTGCGGAGCGATGCGCCGCCCGAAACGCCAGTTGTGGTCGTGTCGGCTATTTGGAGGGCGCCAAGACCTGCCGACAGGTCGCGATAAAGCAGAAACCCCTTGCGTTCATATGCGCCAGTGATGCCGCCCGGAGAAGTAAGACCGCTACCGTCTCCCGCAGCCTTGTAAGAAAACCCTTGATAGCGGGATGTGCAGACGAGTAAGCCGGTAGGACTCATTGCCATGCTTGTAATCGCAGGGCAGGCTGTATCTTCTACAGAGACAAGACTTTCCCGTGCAGACGCAGGCAGTTCGTATCGCGCCCACGAGTCGCCAGAACCGTTGTTGTAGTTGTACGCGATGTAGTGTCGGCCAAACCTTTTCCCCACAAACTCGCCGTACTGTGCGCTCTGCCACGTGCCTTGATTCGCGGCTGGAATGGTGGTGGATGACCTGTCTCGGTACGTGGCAATAAGCACGTTGTTCCATGGGAACGACCACATGCGAACCATCGACCCCATAAAAAAGGGCGGCACGGCGGTGTCCCACGTCAAGCCACCGTCGAAACTGCGGGCCACGAGCGCAGACGACTCAGGTTGGTCTACACGCCACGAGTAGATTGCCGTCGAGTTTTTGAACTCACGGGTGGGCCACCACGTCCCGCTGTCGCCGCTGCTGTAGGCGATCAGCACGCCCTGCGACGTCGCAACGATTCCATCCCAGTATCGCGTCGCCGGAAGCCAACTAATCGACCACGTGTTTCCGCCATCCGTAGACCTGCGAGCGACGTTTGTCTGGTCGGACGGCAGTGCGACGTAGGCTCCCCTAGCGTATGCAATCCCAATAAGGTCAGCGTCGTTAGACAGTGAGTTGACGACCTTGATTGATGTGGCTTTGTCAACGGTCAGCGTGGCGACGTTGCTGTACAGATTGTCGCCTGGAAACGAGATTTCCACTCGCCACTCGGTGTTGTGGTGGAATCCAGCGACGGCTGTGAACGAAATGGACTGCTCAGACTCCCCCTGCCGTGTGTAATACGACCATTCTGCGCTGCCGATACGACGCATTTGCCATCTGGCGGGGTATGCCGACGCGGAAAAAATACCCTGATACGCCATTGTTACCGTAGCACCCGCAACAACGCTCTGGCTTGCGGGCTGGGACGTAAAGAACTGATACGACGGCACGGTGAGCGTGGCCTCGCTTGTGTAAAGCGTCACGTCGCTGCACGTCACAGATGCCCGATACAGCCACCCGCTGCGTGCAGAGGTCAAGCCCACCAGCGAAAGAAGTTTGCCGGTCGCTCCAGCAACTGGCCCCCACGCCGTGTTAGATGGAGGTCGGCTCTCCCACGAGATGGAGGGACTGCCGCATCCAGTGCTAGAGAAATCAAAGGAGAAGGATGCCGATCCGTTGACCGCGCGTGCGTCCGAAGGGTTGAGCGTAATGGTCGCCCCTCCCACCGTCAGGACGGCGGAGCGAGTTGTTGCGGTCTGCGTGCCAACGGTCACGGTGGCCCGATACTGCGAGCCGCTGAGTTGCGAAGTGAGGCCAGAGATCACGAGAGACGTCTGGGTGGCTCCGCTTACCGTTGTCCACGTCGAGCCAGAAAGCCCAGCAACCTGCCTCTCCCACTTAATAGAGGCAGTGCTGCCGTCGCCTCCGCTGTACGCAAATGTCAGCGTGGCGGTTGTCGAAGCGGTGGAAACGTCGAGCGGCTGGGTTGAGATGACAAGAGGCGGCGGAATAACCGTCAGAGTTGCTTCCCGCGAATACGCCGTGACGTTGCACGCCGACACAACAGCGCGATACTTGTAGTTGTTGTAGGCAGAGGTAAGTCCCGATGAGATGCTGTAAGTGGCGCTTGTGGCACCAGAAATGTTCGTCCACGAAGAGTCCGCTGGAGCTTTATATTGCCACTGGATGGAGGCCGAAGACGAGCAGGACGTCAACGAGTACACAGTTGTGAAGGAGGCAGATCCCGTCGTCGCAGTAGCGTCCGCAGGAAGCGAGCCGCTTAGTCCGACTCCCGGAACCGTGAGCGTTGCGGGGTTTGTGAATACCGAAGCGGCGCCCTTTGTCACGACGCCCCTCACTCGCGCGCCATCGTATCCAGTTGCCGACAGGCCCAAGAACGCCTGGAGTCCAGAAAACGAATAAGACCTAGTGGTAGTGCTGCTTGTGGTGGCCGACCCTGCGATGGGTGTCCATCCATCTGCCCCCGATCCGGCCGGGCGCCACTGCCACGAGACTGTTGCATCGCCAGAGGGTCCGCCGCTGTACGTGAGCGAAAACGACGCAGCCCCGTTGTTGGACGTGGCGTCATCAGGGTGGGCGGAAATCGTTAGCGCGGCAGGCGCAACAGACAGGGCGGCTGCATTGCTGTAGATGGTCTGGCCGCTGTACGAAAGGCCGCACCTAAACAGGTTGCCGTCGTTGTGGGTGCCGCCGCTATAGTTGACCGTGATCGAGCCGTAGGTCGCGGACGTGGCGCCAGAGATGTTTGTCCACGTTGCGCCTGCGTCGGTAGACTTCTGCCACTGATACGTTATGGTTCCGCCTGCGGTTCCTGCTACCGAGAACGCGGAGCTTGCAAGCGTGGCGCCGTTCGCAGCCGACACGTCGCTTGGCTGTGTCGTGATGACTAGGGTAAGCGTCTGGAGAGTTGCGGATGCACTGTACGCGACAAATCCGGTGGAGTCAGTGGCCTTGAGTCGGTATCGGGACAGGTGATTAGACGAACCCAGCCCAGTAAGCGATAGCAGGACCGTTGCCTGCCCAGACGCCCCAGAGGTTCCGTCAGCAATGTCCGCGAAGTCACCTGTGGCGTTGGCCTTCTGCCAGCGGTAGGCAATCGCCCCTGTGCCTCCCGATGCAGACGCACTGAAGTCGGCGGCACCACCAGAACTGGTAGCGTCTTCGGGTTGCGATAGGAACGCAAGCGACGATGGCAGCGCTGAGACGGTCGCTGTTCGCGAATACTGAACAAGACCAAGTGCGGAAACGGCGGCGCGGTATTGCGTGCCAGTCGAGGCCGATGAGGGCACGAAGGAATAAGTGGCCTGTGTGGCATTGCTGACAGACGACCAATCCACAGTGGAGTCAGGTCGCGATTGCCACTGGTACGAAACAGCGGACGACCCTGCGGTGGCCGACACGGCGAGCGTCACCAACTGACCGACCGTAACGGAGATGTCCGGCGGCTGGGCAGTAATCACGATGGCGGGAAGACGAAGGGTGGCAGGGAGCGAGTACACCGTCTCAGTGCCTGCCATAGCCTTGAGCCGGTACTTCCGACCGTCATCCGCACCCGACAGTCCGGATAGGGCGAGAGACGTGCCGGTAGCGCCAGCCACGTCACCCCACGAAGTGCCGCTGTCGGAGGAGGACTGCCACTGATACGAGATGGCACCGGATCCGCCGATAGCCTTTGACACGAACAGTGCCGAGCCGTCAGTGGACGTGGCGTCTCCCGGATCGAACGAGATGGTCAGAGGCGTCGTCCCGACGGTTGTGCTGCTGATCGTGATCGTCCGAGCAACCGGATCAATCGCCGCCGTGACGTTAGAGCCCGCCTTGATGGACGCACTGATTTGAGCGAACACCGCCGCCGAGAAGTCATTGATCTCGGCAGTGGTGTGCCGGTGGGAGCCGCCCACCAAAGCACCAGTCACAGTGAGCGACCCACCTACTGTTGCGTCTCCAGTGGTGGAGACTGACTGAAAGGAGGGTGCGGTCGGCAGTGAGTGCGTGTGGTCTGCCCGTGCAGCCAGCGTGCTAGTTCCGACAGCCCCAGTCCCAGCAGCAGGCGGAGTTGTTGTGCCTAATGCAACACCTGACGAGTACGGCAGGGTCGCCCAGTTGCGGACGCCGTCTCCGTACTTGATCTTGCCGGTGTCGAGTTCTAGTCCCGGCTCACCAGCAGCCAGAACGGGATTGGACGACGACCAGTTTGCTGCCGTGTCCTGACGAACACGAAATCGCACTAACGCCTGAGTCGGCATTCACTACCCCTTCACGGAAAACTGGACAGTGAGCGTTCCAGCGTTGGTCGTGGCCGCAATGAACTGCGCACCAAACGCCGCATCCGGGATGGGATAGGCGTTGATGTACGAGTTGGTTGACGCAACGGCGGTGGTAACGGCAGCACCTGCACCGTCCTGCAACGGCACAAGAGTTCCTTCGTTGCTCGTGGACACGTACCACGTCAATGTCGCGGGGGTCGAGGTGACGCCGGTAACGATCATCACGCCGCCAGCATGGGCCACGAACGGAAGCCGTGCCGTGCTGGATGTAGACGTAGTCAACGTGTACGAGCCGGTCGTGATGGACAGTCGCTCAATCTTGTTGGGCATTAGGTTTTCTTCCGCTTGTACTGGGGAACGATGCGATCCTTGACCTTCTCAACGGCTTCGCCCCGCTTGAGCTTGGGGTTGTTCTTCATCTCTTCGCGGACATGCTCCCGGAGGATTCGCGGATTGATGTCCACTTCCTTCGGGGGCGCTTTCTGCGGAGGGACATAGTCCACGATCCCGTGAATCTCCAGATCCCGCTTCTTGCAAACACGAAGCACGTCAGCGGTGCTATCCACCCACGCCTCTGGGTCTTTGCATCCACGCTTGTCGGCAATCCCCCCCATGAAGAACTTTCCGGTGGTGCTGATACCGGCCAGTTCGGCTTCACGAAGCATGGAACTAGCCACCTTCTTTGGCATCCCGTCCATCCAGTTGCCGTGCAGCCGCCCTTGCATGAACGCACGGTCTGTGCCACGAGTGCCGGGAGGGCACTGCAAGGCACACATCTCCGCGAAGCGCGGGTGCTGTCCAGACTCGATCATTCGGACATAGTGAGCCTGCACCTCATAAGAGGCGTGAGCGATGTCCGGCGGCAGGTCGTGAGCATTCATGGGGCTATAGGTTTGTGTCCGGTCAGGGGTTCATTTCTGGCGGAACTTGCGGAGGAGGCTCATTTGGCGGTGGCGCAGCGTCTGGAGGCGGACCCCCACCCGCCCCCTCCGCGCCATCAGGCGGTCCCGGCGGCGTCCCGACCGGTGGCTGCGGGGGCGGCGGAGGGGGCGGAATGAGGTAGGGTTTCGCGTCAATGTCCAGAGATTCTGCCCAGTCTGTGAGCAGGCTATTCAGCGGGTCCACGATGCCCATCGGCACCAGCCCTTGCAGGATCGGCCCCAGCGTCTGAAGTGCCGCCTGCATCTGCTCGACGCGGGTTGCTTTGTTTGGCTTACGGGCAGAACCGGCCTCGATCCGGTAGTCAAACTCACGGGCAATGACAGACGGATCGAGCGTGGCAACATGCTGTGCCCACGCCGCCGCTCCAAGCGGGCCGATGACAGGCTCCACGTCCTTCGGCTCCAGAAGCCAGCGGGACGCAAAGGCTTCCCTGCGGGCGATGAGGCTCATGGCGTCTTCCAGCCGGTTCGCCATGTCGTCTGGGCGTACCGACAGTTGCTCCGCCTTCACGTTGGCCTCTGTGGCACTACGTATCTGGCTGGAGGTCATGGCGTAGGCGAGTTCGGTCAGGCCGACTCGCTTGTCGAACTGCTGCGCCACAGCCTCCACGATCCTCCAGAGTTCCGGCGTTACCTCTGGCAACTGGAACACGCTGATAAGGTCGTTCACGCTGCGGCCAAGCGTCTCACTGATCTCGACCACCTTGAACCCCTTCTCGGAGTTCGCAAGGATCTGATCCTTGATGTCTTGGTCTGCGGCCTTGCTGACGCCAAGCAGAGTTTCGCAACTGGTGGCGACACGCTGGGCAATGAAAGACATGGCAAAGTTCAAGAACCGCAACTCGCCAATGCCCGGTTTGATGTGACTGATCGGCCAGACGTATCCGGGCTTGCGATGGAAGTCGAGCGGCACAAACGGCCAGCCATTCGACTCCGCCCAGAACGGGATCGGCCACTGCACGGCACGGAACAACTCTTCGGGAACACCAGTCTGATCGTCAGTTTGCTGCTCCAGCAGGGAGGGCGGCATGTTCAGCGGGTGCGGAACACCTTCGCAAACAACTATGTAGCAGTTGTCGCCCATGCCATCGAACGCCCCGACCAGTTCCTTTGGCGTGTCCTTGAGCCGATCACCCAGTCCGGTCTTGCTCCAAATCTTCCAGTACGTCACCAACTCGTTGCTCTTGCCAACGCGGCGACCCTTATACGGGTATTCGTTGTCAGAGAAAATCTGACCATCCAAGTCTTGGTCGATGGGCTTGGCCCCGTCGAGATGACCCTTCAACTGATCCCGATCAAGACCGTACTGGCGAGCCACAACGTCGATGGGATGCACGCACCTGCGGGCACACCACGTAATGTCCTCGATCTCGGTGGCGTCCGGGTCCATCGTGAAGTTGTCGATGCTGTCTGCAAACGACCCAATCACCGACACGCCAGAGCCGGGAGGCGTCACCAACTCCGTCCACCAAACACCCATGCCCTTGATGATCGCTTCATCCACAACCCGGCGGCTGTGGGTCTTGAGGTCGCATTGGTTTGGCGTGTAGTTCAAGTACCGCTCCATCAGCAGAGCGACGGTCTTGCGAACGTCCGACTTCTTGACCGTCTCCTGCGCAGCCTGCTGGTATGCCATCATCGACTGATCGTCCATCACCCCGACCACTTCTGGGGTGACGAACGGATAGCGAGCAGGCGTGACGGTACGCACCGGGTTGCGGTGGTAGATCACGCTGCCAAACAACTTGACGGCCTCAAACACACGGTTGCACTGCATCCGAAACGCGGGCGGGGCAATCGCACGGCTGTACCCTTGCTCGTGGCGAGCGTAGGTGTCCTTCCAAAACCAGTTGTGCGGGCCGTCAAAGAACGACATCGCCTCACGAGCATCCTCCGAAAAAGGACGCTTGTGCTTTAGCGATAGTTCGATCTTCTTGAGCCACCCTGACGAAATGGTTCGCAGGGCGTCTTCACCGGTTCTAGGTTGGCTTTCCACCGTTCTGCTTCCTCGCTATGGACAACTGCTCCGTTGCGGCGGCAATCTGAGCCATCATGCCGTCGAGCTTTTTCAACTGCGCCGTCTGCGGTGCGTACTCCCAGCACCCACACTGACGCCACTCCGCGTTCTCTTGCAGGCCCGGATCGTCTCGGTGGCGAACGCTCGGCTTCTCTTGGAATCCAGTGTTGGGGCTGAACACCAGCACGCTGACTGTGAGCACGCCGGGACGCTGGCACACCCACCCCATCGTCGGCTCAACGCACGAGAGAGGATCGTGATACCAATAGACGCAATCGCCAATCAGCACTTTCGGCGGACTAAAGGAGTCGGCCTGCATACTTTGCTCCTGACTGTGGGCCTAAGAAAACGAAGTTGTCGGATTCAGCGGACAGACGCTTTTCACGCTTCCGCATCCACTCGACGTACCAGGGGTCAACACCGGCCTCTTTTTTAGGCTTGTGGTATCGAGGTCGATAGGCACACAAATACTCAAGACACTGGCAGGCGTGGACTTCCCCTCTGGTATTGGGAACGTCCGTGACGATGTAACTACCACCCACCAACTGGGTCTTTTTCTTGTAGCGTTTCAGTTCCCGCTCTAGGTCGGGGCAGGAGTGTCGCAGCACCCGGAGGGTCGGGGTTCCCTGCGGTCTGATGTGCAGGTAGTTCTGGACTGCCGACATGCGGGCCTGCACGTCGTCACAGCCCGCCAGAAAACTGTGCCCGGTTGTCTCGCTGGCAACCCCGTTAATCTTGAGTTGTTCGGTGTACAGTTCCACCGGCAATCGGCCAGACCCGATTTCCCGGATGCGACCACCGTGCATGTCAATAAGAAAAGCGTAAAAACTTTGCCCCCTGCACTTCTGTGCCATCTTCTCCCCAAAGATGATGGCGTTGCAGTTGCGGATATAGAGTTGGTCGTAGATGAGCAGCATGGACTCATCCGGCGGCACTGCCCCAAACAGCACCGACGTGACGGCGTGTCCCGGATCAATCACCGCATAGCGAGTCCAGTCATCCGGGACTACGTTCTGCTCCAGTTCGCTGCGGTCATACCCATGAACGTGCATGGCAAACGTGGGGTAGCACAGGATCGAGTCGGAGATGAACTCGCCCTCGCTACGCATTCGCAGCACGTCTTCGCCCAGTGCCGCCCACCCCTCGATACGCTTCTGCTTCTCTTGGTCGTCAATGTGCGGATTGTCGAGGAATCGCAACTGAAAGCGAACGATAGACGGGTTCTCGACGCCTTCCTCCGCCAACTTGTCGGCACGCTCTGACAGGCCAAGCAATGCGTCGTTCTTGGAGTGCGGCATGGCCGACCAAGCAAACACGCCCTTCAAGTCGGATAGACGAGCCTGCATCTCAGGAACCCACGCATCACCGTTATTAACGTCCTCGTCAATGTGGACACGAGATGCCTTAAAACCTTGCGGGGCTTCGCCCTCAGACGAGAAGAAGTAAATCTGCCACCCGTTCGTCAGTTCGCACGACTGGATGTAGCGTGCGGACTTGAGAATCCACGACTTCTTCTTCACGAGTCGTGGCGGGATGAGCGGAGGGGCGGGCTTGGCATCCTTCTCGCGGTGCGAGTCGGTCGCCGGGTTATAAGCCCGCCATTCCCCAGTGGATTCGTCACGGATCATCTTGAACGCACCCGCCATGAAGAGCAGCGGGTATACGGTCAGGCCGATGTGCTTCCAGTCCTTGCCGACCACCACAAGGACGCCGTCCTTTTCGGGATACTTGCCATGCGGGTCTTTGCCGCACACAGCCCTAGCGTCTTCCACGAACGTGCAGAGACTCTTGCCGGAACGATTGCCGCCCAGCACCAGAATCTCACTCGCTCGGCACTTGTGGACTTCCTCCTGCTGCTGCGTGGGCCGGTAGAGCTTCAAGGCTTCGATGCGGCGGTTCGCCAGTTCCGCCTGCATCTCCTTCAACTCGTCCCTCTGGAACGTGCCCAACCGCTTGACCGAAGGCAGAGGCGAAATCGCTTGGGGTTTGCGGCGTGACTTCGACATCAATCAGTCTCCCTTCAAAACTCACGGCGATCCTTCGGAGGCGAGCGTCCAGTTCTGCCTCGATCTCGTCATCACTCCACTGAGCCAGCGGCTTCTTGGCCCCGCCCAGTTCGGTGTTCTTGGTGACGAGCCGCATGATGCCTTCCAGCATCTTCGTGCGGTGCGACCCACCCGGAGGCGAGTCGAAGTATTGCTTGACCATCATGGCGGCAAACCCAGACGAGCCGCCGAAGTAGTCCATCAGTCGCTCCAGCAGTTCACTGGAGTGGGGGATGTTCTCTCCGCCACGAGATGCACTGCCGAGAAACGTGCTGACAGCACCGTCCTCGATAGCCTTCATGTCGGAGGCTTGCTGCTTCTTCTTCTTGCCGCGATTGGCCTTTGCACGGCAGACAAGGCAGCGGACATCCCATTGCCCGTCCTTCCTCTTGCGGAAGTGATCTGGTGTCTCTGGTGAGACTTGGCCGCAGTCGGTGCAGGTGCGGTCGCTCATGTCAGCAGTTCCATGCGCGCCTCGCCTTCCTTAATCGGCTGTCCGGGTCGGCGGCGGCTTCGGGCCACATCTTCATTTGCCCCGCACTGCGAGCACAGAAGGAATCCCGTCGAGATCCGCCTTCCGGCTGCGGCGGCTTGAGGTTGGCGTCGTTCGCCCGGTTGTAGGACGCACGCCCAGCGGCGTTCAGCCCGCCATCCGGGTCTTGGCCCTCCTTGCGGGTCCACACTTCGGATCGCAGTTTGCGAATGGTGTCACTCATCGGTCTGCTTGTGGCACCGACGTAATCATCGGAGCCATGCCATCCTTTGGGGTTGGGATATTGCCAGCACCAACTTCACGGCGGACCTTGAAGTCCTCCAGTTCGGGGAAGTCGAGCAGACCGGCCTTATGCAACTGCTGCATGATGGCGTTGCGATCCGGCTGGTCGAACTGACCCATCGGAGAAGGTTGATTTGTCAGCGGCATAGAAGGAAGCCCCTATCCAAGCGAAAGGCCGCAGGCGGGCATCCTGTCCCCCCTGCGGCCAAGTCGCAACAACTATGACGAGAATCAGAAGCCCGCAGTCGTGCGGACGAGGACTCGACCCGTAGCGGTAGCACTGGTTTCAAGGGCGTAACCGACCAGCGTCGTGGTCCCAGCCGTGTGTGCCGCCGCTTCGCCAGCAGTAGCGGAGGTGCCGTAAGCAGCGCCCGCACTGACGGAAGTAGTGGACTTGACGACCGTCGAGGGGCCACGAGTCACCAGCCAGAACACCTCTTTGTCTGCAACGCCAGAAGAGGGCAGGTACTCGTCCACAACGCCCACCAGACCGTTTGCAGCAGGCGTTGCGTTGGTGGTGGTTGCCGTAGCATCCACTTCGCCAAGAATGCCGCCACTAAACTGCCCGCTCGTGGCCGCAGCCTTGAACTTCACGACCGTTCCGGGAAGCAGGGCACCGCCACTCACGTTCTTGACAGCCACGCACTCGACCGGCCGGTTGCTGTACAACTGGCCGGTCTTTGGGTTTTCGTCACGGAACTCCTTCCGCGTGCCGATCACCGTCGAGCCATCACCGTTCTCGGCTTCGTACAACTTGACCGTAACGCCAAGCGTCTGGCCTCGACCGAAACCGGGATCAGAAGTCTGCGTACTCATCGTTTGGGACTCTCCTTGCTATTGCTCTTGGGTGATGGGTCAGGCGAGGGCCGCGAACTTCACAAAGTTGCGAGGACTCTTCATCTTGATGTTGGCGAGGCACGACACCGAGTACCTATACGCGGAAAGTTCCTCGTTATAGAACGGTCCCTCTGCTTCCAGGAGCTGGCCGGTCATCACCTTCATCTCCATGTTCCCGATAGAGAGGGCATAGCCCACGCCGCTCGGGCAACCGTAGTCACTCGCCACCTCGATGCCGTCGATCTCGACGGTGTCGAAGCCGTAGGACTTCAGACCGTTCGTCTTGGTGACGATGGCACGCTCACGGGCATCGAGCCGGTTAAGGAACTCAACGTACATGGCTCTGTCGAGCAGAATCATGTCGATTTGATTTTCCTTAGTATCATTCCGCTTTGCGTGGTTGACCGAGAGGCGAATAGCCTCGATGCAGTTCTGCCGCCACGTCAGCAGGTTGGTCGAAGCAGCCGTACCGAAGTAGGTGCTGGTGTAGTTACAGACGAGGGGCGACCAGTAGTCGTACTCCGAATCGACCGGCACTGCGGGCCACGAACCACTGGACGACAACTGCGAGCCAGCGTAGGCACCCAGAGCCGTGTTGAGGCCCGCGTAGGTGTCAAGAGGCCAGCCGAATGGGTCGGCGGCTCGTGCCGTCGATTCGCGAGCGCCGGTAGATACGTTCACCGTGCCACCGGTGCCGAACATCGACTCCAGACCGTGCCACCGGTTCTCGTTGCCACTGGCCTCGCCGTCGATGAAGACTTCCTTGCTCAGGTGCTGCTCGATGCTTTCGCGAAGACGATTGCTCATCTTCCCGGCAACGTCGATCAGTTGCGCCTGACCCCTGTTTTCCAGCATTTCCCGCTTTGAAATTTGATCCTGCACGCTGTAGCCGCGATACGGGAGGTTGGCACGCTGCCAGAGCGCGGAACGACTGAAGATTCGCGGCGACTCGCCTGTGTAAGTAGAAACGGGGACGTTCCTATAGCGCACCTGCCAGTCAAAACCGCGACCTCCTTGATTCATCGCGACGTTGCCGTTGGCCTGCAAGGCAGCGAACACTTTGTACCGACGAAAGGTCGTTTGCTCTTCCTCCTTCAAATGCAGGGTCAGAGTAGTGCCGATAGAACGAGCCCAATCTACTGACGAAGCCATGTGCTACCTTTCGTCTTTCAGGTGATTCCGTCTCGGGCCAACTGCTTGGCGAGACGCTGTTCAAAAGTCAACGGTGCTTGCGGTGATCGCGGGTCGTCGCTTCCCGCACTCCTGCTTGGATTGCGAGACGCTTCCCGTCTTAAGAACTCTATGTCCCTCTCGGCCTTAGTTGGCGCAGTGGGTGTTGCAGTTTGTGCAACAACTGGGGCGGCAGGAGCAACAGCGGCAGGTGCCGTTTGCTGCGGTAATCCAGCCTCAAACGCACTTCTCTGCGACTGATCCGCACCCATCGAGCGCAACTTGTCGAGCAGGTCACGCTCGATCATTTTCGTTGCGTATTCCCACCGCCGTTCAGCACTCTGGATGCCCATGCCAGCGGCTTCGTCAATGTACCGCTGGGCTGCAAGACCCTCTTCGGTGGGCTGACCATTCTGGTCATACAGCCAGTCCTTGTTCTCCTGCTCAAGGCTGGAGACGTACTGGTGCTGCTGCACTTCAGAGAACTGCGACTGCACGATCTGCTGTGCCTGCTGCTGGGCGATCTCTTGGATCATCGGCCCCAACGCTTCAGCCGGATTGGTCAGGAACTTCTGGGCAAAGTCAGCCTTGTACTTCTGGTATTCGTACAGGGCGTGCTTGGCGTCGAGCGGTGCTTCCTGCGAGATCACCTCGCGACCGTTCTCGTCACGGACGAGGTACTGCTTGAAGGACTCCCGAATCTCTGGAGGGTTCCACCACTTCTTCACTGCCTCTTCGGCGGCGGGCTGCTCGGCGGGTCGCTCTTGTTTGGCGGGTTCTCGCTGGGAGGCAAGGTATCGCTCAAAGGGCTCCCGGTGCTGGAGGTACTGCTGGGCGTATGGGATGTACTGCTGGTACTGGGCGAGAGCAGTTGTTGCTGCTTTCTCTCGTTCCATTGAGGCATAGAGGCGGCGAGCAATCGCCACATCATCCTGCCCGCGAAACTCATCGAGATTCTTGAAGGCGTCCCATACCGACTGCGGCTGCGATGCAGCGGGAGCCTGCGACGGTGCGGATGGTGCAGATGCACTGGAGTCCACCGCTTCGGGTGCGGAACTGGTATCCGGAGCGGAACCTACGGATTCATCAACTTCTGCGACGGCTGCTTCGTCAGACATCCTTGCCTCTATTGATTCGTGGCCTAGCGGTACGGGTACGGAACATGCACCCGCAGACCCAAGCCGTTGTATGCCTCGTTGTCGGCTCTCGATACCCCGTCGTCGTTCCTAAGTTTGTCGTACAGTTGGGTTCGGGCATCGCGGGACGCCTGTACTTCCTCCTCACTCTTCTGCGGAACCTCACCAGACCAGTTACCAAAGAGGTATTGTTGCGGCGAACGCGGGGCTGCTCCTCCTGCGGCATTGGCAAGGGTGTGACCTATCCCCTGCTCGACGCCCATGTCCTTTGCGGCGTCTACGCCACGACTCTTGACGAGATTGGTCAACAGCGGACGCATCCACCCGCCACCTGCAACCTTTGCCCCCTTCGCGACAGTGCCTACTGCCCCTGCTGCCAGCCCGCCAACCGGGACTACGGCTGTAGGGTCAAGCCAACTGGTGGCAAAGTCCAATGTGTCATTGACGACGCCGGGAGGGACGAAGGATTTCCCCAAGTTCTGCTTAGTCCACCTAGCCCAACGCTGATCCGTGCTGGGAACGTCGGCCTTTCCGACCAGTTCTTGCAGTTCACTCAGCCGAATAGCCCGATCCATGCCGCTGGCGCTCGACGGCAGGTCACCAATCGGGGTCATTGAGTTAGGGCGGTAGCGATTGATTGCCAGCCGCTTGGCCTGCGCGGCCTGCCATGCCTCTTCGCCAGTGTCTGCCTCTCCAGATCCGCCCATGCGGACGCGATCCGGGATCACCTCTGAGAAGTTGAGGTAGTTTCCAGTCGTGGTGTCGGGATTGGTGGTGGCATTAAGGAGCCCCATCAGCAAACCAGACTGCGACTGGTAGTTGGGGTCTGCCATCCCGTTTCGGGAGGTGGGCTGGAAGTTGCTCTTGTCCCAGTAGTGCAGAGCCTCGTCCCGGTAGGTGTCTCGCGTGGGCACATTGCCAAAAGTGCCGCCAGCCGCACGGGCTGCTTGGTTAGTTGCCGTATCCACCTGCGGGGTGTTGTTCGCTTGGTACATTGCCTTCAAGAAGTCAATGTCGCGCCCGGCGTTTTGCTGGTATTGGTAGGTGTTTGGGTCGATCAGGTAGGCCGATTGCTCCCAGCGTTCCTGCTTTTCCCTGTCGGTCTTGCCCTTTGCGGCGTATGCACCTCGCGCCTGCCCGCGTTCTTGCGGGTTGGCCCACATGCCCGGTGCCAGAGGCGTGTCGCGCTCCAGCATTCCGTTGTTGATTGCCTCGATCTGTGCATCGAGAGGCATGGACGGGTCGAGTTTGTGGCGGGCATAGATGTCCTTGAGGATCATCTGTGCCCTAATCTCCTTGGGGTCGGCCATTAGCGGTTCTCCCTCAAGCCATCGAGAAGCCCTTGCTGACTAGATGCGGCACCGACCCCAAGCGGTGCCAGCACCGCCGGAACTTGCGTCATGCGGGTGAACATGATTCGCTTGGACTCCGGAGGCAGTGCGTCGTAGGTGTTGAACTGCGTGTGCGTCATCGACGGACGCTCATGCGGCGACGACAAGTCCTCAAAGTGCTGGCGATTGGTGCGATACCAGTCCCACGCCTTCTCCGCCTCCTCTGGGGTGGTAACGTCTTGGCCTGTGTGGTGGGCGTATCTCCTGCGCACCTCCGCCACACGAGGGTCTAGCTCGACTCGACGCATTACGTACCGCTCGCTGCCCACCAGAGGGCGAAGCGCTCGCTCTGCGTCCGCCCGCATGTCGGCAAACGGGGACTTCTCGTAGATCAGAGCCAGCGACGGATTGTTCTGTAGCGTGATGCTGCCTTCCGGCGTGCTGTCGAATCTCTCTCGTCTGTTTCCGGCGCGTTGCACCTGCACGAGCGTGGGGTCGTCCGGCGCATCCTGACCGTGCAGCATCAGGTGATGCGTCATCTCATGCTCAAGCGTGGCGTTTCGGGCTTTGGTGGCATCCAGCATTGCCGGATTCATCTTCACGCCCCCTGCCCCATAGGTGCCGCGAGGACTGTCGAACTTGTTCAGTTCCAGATTGACGGCAACCCGTGACGGTGCATCCACTGCGTCGGGCGACCACTGTCCATACGCTGGCGAGTTGGAGTGCGGGTATACAACGCCGTACTTCTTGAGTGCCTGCTGAGAGTTCTCCACAGCCCCGTCAAAACCACCCGGAGTGTTTTCGTACCACCGAGAAAGCACGTCGCGTGGCGTCAACTTTACGCTGCGTTCTCCCGGCTCTCCGCCCTTTAGGATGCGGAATGCCTTGTCGGCAGAGGAGCTTGGCGGGTCGTAACCGAGCGGTGGCCGTTCGATACCAAGACTGTCGTCCAGAAGCCCCTCGACATCTGTAGACAGGCGTCCAGATTTCCTTACCTTCTCTGCCAACTCCGCAAGTCGCTGGGGCGAGACTGCGGGGGAAGCCTTTTGAGAGGCTTTCACGCCCCGAGCAATCAAGTCGCCAATGCCCATGCCATTCTCCCTTTATGGGATTTATGGCCGGGAAATCAGGCTATCGGGCCAGCCAATACAGGCCGATATTCGCGATGGCATACCCAAAGTACGCAATGCCCATACCGGGATTCCCGCGAAAGAACTGCTCCGCTGAGACGTAGGCGTAGATGCAGCCAGTCAGGGCTATGAGGTGGCTACTCATATTGGAATGTGTTCGCTTTTCGTCGCTTTTGACATACGTTCGCGGCTTATGTCGCTGGCGGCGACCCTATCCGATGCGCTATAGGAAATACACGGGTCTAGTTATCCATTAGTTCTCACTTCAGCCGCTCCAGCAGGGCGCGGAGTGTGGCGGCTTGCTTGTCGCTCCAATCGTCGCCAATCCTGACAGAGGCATAGATGCAGTTCTCAATCGCCTCCCGCTCCTCGTCGGTGAGGGCGTGTTGGCCGGAAAGGCCATCAATGATTTTCTCGCGATCCGCGTCTGTCACCCACAGCATGACGCTGTACGGTGCCTCATCACGCGGAGGTGCA